CAGCAGATGCAGCAACAGATGCAGGCGCAGCAACAAGCTATGCAGAATAATCCACAGATGCTTAAAGCTCAAACTGAGATGGCTAAAGTGCAACAGCAAGCGCAGCAGTCGCAAGTAGACGCACAGTTAAAGGCTAGCGAGTTAACTATAAACCAGCAGAAAATCGATAACGAGAGACTGCAGATACTTGTTGATATGGAAGATTCTAAGAGAACAGCTCTTGTTGCTCTGGATAAACACCAGACGGAAAAGTCTCGTGCTGCTGCAGATGTAGCAATGCAAGCAGCTTCTGAAGCTCATAGCCAATATGTAGAACTGGAAGATATGCACCATAGACATACTCATGCTAAAGATGAGCTTGGCCATAAGGTATTAGATACGGTATTAAAGCATAAGGCGCATGAGGATAAATCTGAATAAGTGTTGAATTCAAAATTTTAAATATTATACTGAGATTAAGTAGACCAGTGACTTATAGCTGGGATAGAAAAAACACGCAATTATGCGGGAAAAATAGTCGAAACTCATGCGTTATGAGGCATTTACCGTGACGGGGTAATAGTCGAGAAGGATAAAATGACTGATGAAAATATAGTACAGAATGATAGTAAGGAAGAATTAATTCCCGAACAGGTAAAAGCACCAGCAGAAGAAAAGATGCTTAAACAATCTGAAGTTAATGAGATTGTCGGTCGTGCTAAGCGTGAAGCTCATGATAAAGCTATACGCGAAGCAGAGATGAAATACGCTATTTCTAATACTCAACCGGCTCAGCAGCAGGCTGTTTCTACGCAGAATATTGGCGGAATGCAGCAGCTTAACGACGAGCAAGTTAGAAGATTAATAATGGAGCAAGCTCATCACATGGCTATGGATGCTGTAGCTAGAAAGACCGGAGATGAAATCGAGCATAAGATCAGTTCTGTTAAGGAAAAATATACCGATCACGAAGATACTATAAAAAAGTTAAACTTATTAAAGATAGCTGAATATTCTCCTGAATTTGTCTATATGATAAATTCTTTAGATAATGCTGGTGATGTTCTTTACGATTTAGGGAAGAATCCAACTAAATTAGCTCCCTTATTAAGTTTATCTAAAACTCATCCTGAATTAGCTGCTGATTCTTTACGATCTCTTTCCGAGTCTATAAAAGACAATGAAAAAGCTCTTAAAGCGCAATCTCCATCTGATCCATTAAGTCAAATTAAGCCTTCTCCAACTAAGACGGATAATGGCTCAATGACAATAAGCGATTTACGTAGACAACCTAACTTACGCGCTTAATATCTAAATACTAGTAGTCATTATCTCTAACTAATTTATTTATTTGGGGATTTACTCATGCCTACTAATATATTACAACAAGTTGTTACGTATCAACCGTCAGAACTTGCTTATTTACAAAACCTTAACTGTTTCTTATCTACAGCAAATAAGAAATTCGAGAACTTCGAAAATCTAACTGCAAACTTGGGCAGTACTGTAAATATGGAACTTCCATATAGATTTACTACTTCTAATGGTTTAGTTGCGGTTGATCAACCAATTACCCAGAGATACCATCCATTGACAGTAGACCAATCTGCTAATACTTCAATGTCTGTTACAAATCCAGAACAAATATTTAATTTAAACAAAGATGCTTACATGAATAAAATTGGTAAATCAGCTATTCGTGCTTTAGGAGCTCAGATTGAATCTAATATTGCCTTAAATACCACAAGTGATGTTCCTGTAATGATTCCAGATCCTGCTAATCCTAATTATTACATTCCAAGTGGTGCTTATCATACTGAATCAGGCCCATATAGATTTTTTGGTGATGGCGTTACTGCATTAACCAGCTATCAGCAATTAGCTCAGATGGTTGCTAATTGGAGAGAAGTTGGCTCAACAAATATGGGCGATATAAAGATTTACATGCCTAATACTATAATTCCGGCAATCATTGGAACTTCTCATGGTCAATTTACCCCAGAGAGAAACAATGAGACAGCAATGTCATGGGAGATTGGTAGATACGGCACGCCAAACACTATTTACTATCAATCTAACTTATTACCAATTCATATAGCTGGAAGCGTGGGAAATGGTTCTACTACTGCTGTTAAACAATTGACTGTAGTTAGCACAAATGATGCAACTGGCACAAATGTAACTCAAATTACGTGTACTTGCGATGCTTCATTAAGTGGTGATGTAAACGCAATCAAGCGTGGTGATCTTTGTCAGTTTATCGATGTTTCCGGTAAGCCAAATATGCGTACTATGACATCCACTGGAAATAAAGTAACAAGTCAACCGGTTCAAATGCGTATTACTGTTGATGCTGCTGCCTCAGGAACTACCGTTGTAATTAATATATTAGCAGGTTCTGGCGTTGGTTTAACAAGCGCGCCAGGAGCCAACCAAAATATTAATAACGCAATTCAAGCTGGTATGAAAATTCAAGTATTGCCAAGCCACAGAACAGGATTATTAGTTGATGGTGATGCTTTATTTGTAGCAATGCCAAGATTACCTGATCAAACACCATTCCCGACAGCAAGTGAAAATGATAAAGATACTGGCGCTTCATTACGCTTAAGTTACGGTGCTTTACTTGGTCAAAACTTACAAAGATTGGTTCACGACTGTATTTGGGCTTCAACTTTACCGCCTGAATATTGTTTAAGACTTGTTCTGCCACTTTAATTTGAGGATATAAAATATGAGTACATTATCAGCTTCAGTAGTATTACCGGTTAATCATGTTGATGGGCTTGCTATTTCTTGGGCCTCTAATACTACATTAACCGTAGCAACGGGAACCTGCAAAGATTCGACTAATGCGTTTGATTTAACTTTAAGAAGCGCAACAACTTTAAGTTCTGCGTTTACAGGAGCTAATGGTTTAGATACAGGAACTATTGCTGCCGCGCAAGTTTATGCAGTATTTGTAATTGGTCAGTCAACTGGATTTTTACCAACAGCAACGCTGTTATCTACCTCGTTGACAGCTCCAATTATGCCTACTGGCTATGATATTTTCCGTAGGATTGGATTCGCGACAACTGTTGCGTCTAACTTTATCAAAATGACTCAAACAGGGACAAATTCTAACAGGACATATTGGTTAGATACTGCTATTTCTGTTTTAAGTGGTGGTAGTTCCACTACCTTAGCTGCGGTTGATTTGTCAGCTTGTGTTCCAGCTATCGCGACCAAAGTTTATTTTGATGCTACATTTACGCCAAATGGCGCCGGAGATGTTGCTAGTCTTACAGACGGCTCTTCAGTAGCTACTGTTATTTTAACATTATCTGGAGTAGTGGCTCATGTGGCGCAAAAAGCGCAGTTAGTTACCTTAGCGAGTTTAGTATCAGGCGTTCCTAAGATTCAATATCTTGTTACCGCAAGCGGTGCATTGACTCTTTTAGTTGGGGCATTTGAAGATTATTTATCATAGGTAAGTAAGAATGGCTTATACAGCAAGGCAATTAGTTACAGAGGCATATTATCTATCGGGTATTGTGAGCAGAGGATTTCAAACAGTATCAGGTGATCAATTGACTGACGGCGTTACCGTACTCAATAATGTCCTTGCTGATAAGTCTTTCGATAAGAGATTTATCCCATATTTCAAGCAATATACGTTTAATGGCATAGTTGGGCAGGAGAAATATTTCATTCCTAATTTAGTGGAGGTAGAGTCTTTTACTTTCAATATTGGCGATGTTAGATACCCCTCTTATGGGGTAGGAAGAAAATCATATTTTGCAACAGCTAGATTAGATACTATTCCTTCATTACCGTTTAAATGGCATATGGAGCGTACTTTAGGAGGAGCTGATTTATATTTATATTTCGAACCTGCCGGAGCTTATGTTTGTAAAGTATGGGGTAAATTTGGTTTTGATGATGTAACTGCCGATACGGATTTATTTTTAACATTCGATAGATTCTATACTAATTATCTTGAGTATGAGGTTGCTCAATTTATTTGCAATAGGCAAGGAGTATCTCTACCGCCGCAGACTGCTAATACCTTGGAGCAATTTAGAATAAAGATGCGCGATCAAAGTCCTATAGATTTAACAATTGTTAAAAGATCAAGAATGTCCGGGAGTCCTTCTCTAAATTATGGTGATGTTAATATTGGCAAGGGATTGAGGCCTGATCAATAATGAGTAAAAGAGGCCAGCACCTACAGGAATTACCGGTAAATATTGTTGGTTCTACGGTATTTGGCAGATACCCGAAAATATCAGTTGAACAAACTTTCAATATGATTATTTCTGATGATTTTCTAGTTCCTTATGCTGGATATAAAAAGATATTAAACATTTCAGATGAGGGAACTGGGCGTGGAATGTTTGCTAGTTCTAAACTAAAGAAGATGTTTGTAGTAATAAATGATGGTATTTATTCAGTAGATCGCAATTTAAATTATCAATTCATTGATAGTCTATCCACAACCACTGGTGATGTATTTATAGATGAGAATGATAATAGTCAGATAGCCTTTTGCGATAAGAAAAATATATATATTTATAATTATTCTACTGGTGATTTCCAAAAAGCTGTTTTGGATTTCATACCCGGATATGTATGTTTTCAGGATGGTTATTTTATAGCTCCTGATATTAATTCGGCAAAATGGGAATTATCGGCATTGAACAATGGTTTGAGTTGGTCAGCTGCTCCTAATCAAATAGGAGGATTTCAGACTAAACCAGACAATCCTGTAGCTTGTGTTAGATTACCTGGAAAAGGTAATAGTTTATTAGTAATGGGTAATAGTGTAACAGAGCATTGGGTAGATGTAGGATATCAGTTATTTCCTTATCAAAGAACTTCAGGATATAACATTGATTATGGATGTTTAAGTCCAGCTACTATTGCTTATGGAGATAATTTTGTTATTTGGTTAGGTGTTAATGAAAAATCAGGTCCAGTAATTATGTATAGTACTGGAGGAGAAGTCCAACAAATATCTAATGATGGTATTAACTTTAAATTTGCCCAATTAACTAAACCGGAGGATTCATCAGCTTTTTTATTTAAGCAAGATGGACATTTGATTTATCAGATTACATTTAAGACAGACAATTTTAGTTTGATATTTGATTTCAATACCAAGAAGTTCTTTACATTATGTGATGATTATATGAATTATCATGTAGCGAAGAAAGTGGTGTTTTTCAATAATACATATTATTTCATAAGTTTTAACGACGGTAATTTATATGAATTAAATACTAAATATACCGCCAATGAAGGAAAGGAGATTCCTAGAGTTAGGGTTACTAATTCTATTAGATTGCCAGATAGCTCACAGTTTATTATTAATAATTTAGAGATGGTTATTGAAGAGGGAACTGATGCCTTATTGCAAAGAGTTGATTTGTCTATATCGACTGACGGTGGAGTAAGCTTTGGCAATATAGTAGGGCAAGACTTAAATAAATTAGGTAAGAGACATAACAGATTAGTATTTTGGAATTTAGGTCTAGCTAATGAGGTTGTATATCAGGCTAGATTTTGGGCGACAGGCAGATTTGTTGTGGGAAATGGCGCAACGAGTATATATCAATGAGCATACCAAATTTTATAGATACGAAATTTACAGATAAAGAAGGTAATCTTACCGATACCTGGAAGATGATTTTATCGCAATTGTTCTCGCATTTGCAGAATAATTTATCTCAAGAAGGGATAAAAGTACCGCAGCAAACTACTGCAAATATAGGGATATTAGATAATATTAATTCATTAGGAGCTTTAATTTACGATAAGGACACTAACGAATTAAAAGTCAACATTAACGGTACATTTAAAGTAATAGCAACATTATAAGAGGTAATTTATGGCAATGCCGACAACAGCAGCAACTGGGGCAGATCAATATGTGACTGGGAATGATGTAGGTTATGGTCAATCATCTTCAAATCCAATGGCGAACCCCATGACAAATACAGCCATCGGGCAGTTGCTTTATAGTTTAAATTACAAAGATCCATTTGATGCTGCTAATAAATATTTGGGACAAATTCAGGGAACTATATCCCCTTATTATAATCCTTATATAAAAACAGGAAAATATGCTTTAGGAAAAACTACTGGAGCATATAACAAATATATGACAAATCCTGCTGATGTTATAAATCAATTAGGACAAGGATATACTGCATCTCCTGGCTATCAATATAATGTAGATCAAGCTACTAATGCCGCTAATCAAGCTGGAGCTGCTGGCGGTATGGTTGGCACCCCTCAAGAGCAACAGCAATTAGCAAGCGTTATAACTGGATTATCCAGCCAAGATTACGATAAGTATATGCAGCAAGTTCTTGGTGTTGGCAAGTTTGGAGCGCAGGGAATGCAAGGAATTAGCAATCAGGGTTATCAAGCATCTAGCCAAATGGCTCAAGATTTAGCTCATGTTTTATTATCTCAAGCTATGTTGTCTTATAAGAACACAATGGCTCAAAATCAGCAAAGTGGCGGTTTAATATCAGGATTAACAGGTGCAGTTGGTTTATAGGTGAATATATGGGTCTACCAGTATTAGATGTTCCAAATCCTACATTTGAAGAAAGCAATCCTTTTCTAGCGGGCATGAAATATAATGCTGCTATCAGACAACAGCAATTGCAGAATGAAGCGGACACGATTAAGAATCAATATTTGGGGCCTACTTTAGCTGAAGCATTGCAGCAGGCTCAATTGCAGAATCAGATTACAGCTCCTAAAGCTGAACATGCTGAAGAAATTACTATGGCTGATTTATTGCAACAGCAGAATCAAGGGAAATTAACTGGAGAGCAGGCGCAATGGTATGGACCTAAAACTAGATCAGAAATAGCATTACAGGGAGCACAAGCTGGATATGCTGGAGCGCAAACCAGGGAAGCCAATAGTCTATTACCATATAAGATTAAAGAAGCTGAATTTAAAGCTAAATATCCATTATTAAGCGCGTCTGGAGTAGCTCAGCAAGTTGGCGCATTATCATATATGAACCAAAATCCAGATCAATTTAATCCTCCTTCACAACAGCAAGTCCCTACGGTTGGATCGATGGATCAAGGAGTGCAATTACCACAAGATCAGCAACAACCTACATTAGGTAATGCTTTGGCGCAAAGTATTCCATCTTTGTTTAATAGACCTCAACAGCAAGAGCAATATCCTCAGCAACAGCCTGTTCCTCAACAAGCTCCTGTTTTTCAGCCACAACCACAGGCAGGCGCGCCGCAACAACAGCAACCACAAACATTACAAGATGCATTAAGGCAAAGTATTTTCAAT